TTATATTCTTTCAATGTTATGCACATCTATTGCACTTGTTACAGTATTGCCAATACCGATAACTGCTCTGTCTCCATTGATTTGGATAACATCATATTCATCATAATAAAGATTAAATGCTCTATCTGTATCATAATCAACATTAAGAAGCACTCTTACCTTATCACCGGCTTTTATATCAGATATGTCAGTTTCAGATTCTTCATTGCTGTCGCCTGCTGATACAATACATCCATCATTGACCCAGCCTGTTCCATCATTGATTAAGTAAGGATTGACCGCCCAAGGAATAACCCTTGTAATTATCCCACTATTAAATCCATCTGATGGTGCAAGTCCAGATTCTGATGTAGATGAGGCATATATTGCATTATATTCAACATAATCTCCTATCTCATGCTGCAGCTGCTCTGTATTATCAGCACCGGCATTATTATCTTCATCCACATTATCATTATCTTCAACATCATCATTCCTGTGATCATACTCATTCGCTTTTATAAGTCTGTCATAGACTTCATCATACATTATGTCATAATCTACTCTTGTGCCATCATTTAAATAGTAGTCACTAGACTCCTGCGACATAGCGAATTTATCCTCGCATATCTCACCATCATCATTCCAATGTGCTTCCCAGATAAGCGCGCCATGTTCTATAAGCTCATCTACATTCATATAATCGTTTAACCAACTGTGGCTTGCATAGATACCCTTTGCTGTTATGTCACATAATGCATCAAGCCATTCAATTGCAAGCTCCTGTGTATAATGATAATCAATGCCATGTTCTGCCTTATATCCGTCTGCATCCTCTATGTCGAGATATAATCCCATTGTTGGATTACACTTGTTATACCACTCTCTGATGTGCGCAGCTTCGCTTAATGATTCATCATTGTTTCCTGCATACTGATAAATATATAATCCGTATGGGATACCCCTCTTCTCACACTCATCTATATATGTCTGTGCCATGCTGTCGCACTGTCCGCACTCACTGTCATCTTCGCTTAAGTCATTGCCATAGGCGCAGCGGATAATCACGTAGTCAAAATTAGCTGCAATGTAATCAAAATCAAGTTCTCCCTGGTGTCTGCTTATATCTATTCCTTTTTTCATAGTCTTATTCCTCGCTTTCTTTTTATATATTTCCGCTATGTGCGCATAAAAATAGCACACATAGCGATTACTACATGTGCTCATTAGTTAATATATGTTTTATTGTTACTTACCTCTGGTACTGCCTTGTCCTCTACAAGCTCATCATCATCTGGAAGCTCATCAGTATACTTGCTAAGGAACATTTTAACATATAGCCACAATTTTTTAACAGGTAATCCACATAGTGCCATATTCTTTAATATGCTTACAGTTTCATATGCTATATAGAGCAATGCAATAAATCCTGAGATTCCGATACTATTTCCGATATGCTGTCTTATTTCCTCCGGTAGGAATCCAATCATATTAAACCCTGTTATGTAATCTACAATTACAAGTAGCATTATTGATATAACCATTGCACACTTTCTTATTGCGCCATCGATGCCGAAGCAGCTGTTAAACTTGTGTTCCTTAAATGCTCTTAATACTCCAAATATCGTATCAATAATTACTGCTATAATAACTAATTGTATCAACTTATTGTGTGCGGCTGCTACGTATATTCCTCTCATTGTCATCATAATTACTTATCCTCCTATAAACTTTACTGTATCTTTTCTTCACTTATCATAAACGATAAGACTGTCATATCAGCTGCACTCAATGCATCATATCTTGAATCTTCAAGCTTATCAAACTCTGATATATTGATTTTGCTGATATCTTTTAACACCTCTGTCTGGGTATCCATAAACTCATTGTACTCATTAGCGAAAGCTGGCTGGATTTCTTCTGATATATGGTATTCACCATTATTTATAACAGCTTTTCCAGTTTCATCTTTATCAGCATACATTTCTATAAGCTTTATTCGATTGCTCTCGATAATCTTATTCTCTTGCTCAATTCCAGCCATATTCTTAGATATAGCATAAGATATCTTAAATGGCAGCTTTTTTATTGATATGCTGCATAATTTGTCATATAGCTCACTAATATCTTTAAATGTAAGATTCATTCTGCTCCTCCTTTACTTTACAAGTGATAACGCCTGTATGTAGAACTCGGATATTTCCGCATCACATGTCTTCTTGTTCGCAATGTATAAATCCTTATTCTGGATTGTGAAGCTCACGTGTGGCTCAGCACCTGAATCGGACACATCTGCTGACAGGTATACCACTGGCACTCTCTCCTTATGAGTTGTAGTACTTCCTTCGTAATCTGCTACATCCTGCTCTACATAGCTGTATCCTGACATTGAAATTGTTTTTGTTAAATCTAACATAATTTGTTCCTCCTTAAATTTAAAATATTATAACTTTGCAGCTATCCAGTTGCTTAATTCAACCCATCCACCTCCTGACCAAATATAATAATAATCATAGCAATAACAGCTACCTGTGCTTATATGCATGTCGCCATGCTGTATATAAACTGTTCCATCAAAGAAACCATTTGACCATGCATGGCTACTTGTGCCTAACATTATTGAGCCACCTCCATCAGGTCCAAAATGCCATCCGTGTTTTACTGTTGAACCGTTATAATCAACGCCCAATCTCACATAATATGTAGTTTCTGGTGAAGCATATAATCTTAAATCCTGGTTTGTTGCTTCTAATCTTGCTCCTGTTGCGGTGTTACTTCCGTAAGATTGCGGACCTATTTTCAACACTGATGAAGCGACAATTGTTCCTGCTTTAACACTCCCTCCTGTTGATATACCATTTGGGTCAATTGTAGTGTTCGCTTCTATACCTCCACCCGAGAAAGACATTGTTAGTTTCATAGGTGTTAATTTGAATGCATATTTAGTTGTAATTAAATTAATTCCATACGGAGCAAGTTTAATGGATGAATCCTGATATGATAGTATAATTTTGTTTTCTTCTTTACTCGAAGTGGTTATATTAATACTACCGCCTGTAATTTTTGCATTAGTGCAATTTAAATTAGAACATGTTATTGTTCCATCTGCAGCTATCTTCGTATATGTGGAATCCAGCGTAAAACGATTGGACTTAAGGCTAATGGTATCTGCGGATGCATTCAGCATAGCAACAACTTTGTTGTTATCTGTTTTATTAAGTTTAAGTTCCAGTGAAGCAGATGTTGCCTTTGTCTGTTTGTCAAAATCGGTCTGGCTTACTTTCAGGCTTATAGAATCTTTAACCTGCTTGATTGTGGAATCTATTGTAGTTTTAGTATAATAATTGCTGAATTTACCATCTACAGCTGACACCTGCCCATTCGTAGCAAATGAGGAATTGATTGCGCTGTATAACTCTGACGAGTTATTCTTGAAATCATGTTTCATCTGCTCAGTTGTAGTGTAGTTATTGAACTTAGTGTCAATATCTTCAGGAGCTGGTGACCAGTCTGTGGCTTTGTTGCCTTTTTCAATCTTTAGATTCTTAAACTGATACCATACACCAGTGCCACTGTTCATTGCTGTGAGGTACAACAGCTGTCCTGTCGAACTAGGAAGTGTTGTGACTGTTTTAATTATCCATATCAACTTATTCCATTGATTAGCTTTAATTTGTCTATTTACAGCAGTACTACTACCTATAAGATTATCAGTACCATTACCTTGCAGTAAATCTATGTTCATCACAGTATTCACATTTGATTTAACATCAAATGATACTGTATATACTGTATTAGGTTCATATTTAGAACGTCCTATATTAGTATATTCAATAACAGACCATCCTGACTGTGCTGTAGAATTTCTCAGTAGTTTACAAGTTCTGATATTATTTTCTACTATCTCTGATTGTGTATGTCCGCCTGTCTTCATTGACCAACCCCATCCATTCGTTCCCTGATTGGTCGATACAGCTAAATTTCTTCCGCCAACGCTTATACCTTCGGGTGTACTTCCGACTGAATATGAATTAGTTACAGTACCGTTTGTATATTTTATGGTTATACGTGTCCAGAGATATGGTGCCGCTGCACTTGTGGATGGAACGGATGTACTCCAGGTTCCTGTAGGAGCTGTTGTACCTGACGAAGATACTTGATATGTTACTGCAGTTGATTTAACACCAATTCCTGTAGCACCAGTTTCACCTTTATCCCCTTTTAACCCTTTATCGCCCTTAGCTCCTGTACTACCGGTTTTTGCTACGGCAAATGAAAACTTCTTATTAATCGTGATTCCATCAACACTAACTGGTATTATCGCTTCGCAAGTAGCTGTTATAGTTGCCGTTGTTTTGAATGTCACTGTAGGTGATGCTGTATTATTGTTAGACACTGTAGCTGTTATTCCTGTAGGACAACTTATGTTGCTCACATTTAAGCTTGTACATGATTTCTGACCGCAGAAAGCAACTACCTGTGTTGTACATGTAAGGCCTGCTGGTGCTCCCGATGTATTCCCTGTAAATGCATATGCTTCGCTTGTAAGTAATACAGAATATGCATCTGTAACATCAATCATTGATATCTGGCTTGATGCTTTAACTGCCATTTTGACTATCACGCTCCTTCCTTTTTATCCTTCAAGCTGACATGTATAAATCTGGGTATTGTTAACATCTGCAGCTGATACATTTATTGCACTTGCTGCTGAAATTAATGACGTTCCTTTATACCATTTGACTGTTCCTAAAGAACCGCATACTCCATTTGTGTTGATTGCCTGTTCAACTCCACCCTTATACACATGAGCCGTCAGAATTGTTGTTCCTGAATTGTTCTTGAATATTGTGCCACTACTCGAAGTGATACTTATAATTATCGCATCTGCTCCGGCTGCGCCTTTATCCCCCTTACTTGATACATTAGATAAAAGCTGTATGGTAACTGTGTAACCTGATACAGCTGTAACTTTCCATGTGCCAGTATTAGATGATCCATCAAGATTGGTGAAAGTATCACCTACTACCGGTGTACGATTAAAATCATCTGTAGTGCAATTTACAGTAGCGCCAATGATTGTGAATGTACCATTCCAATTTCGTGTCGGCTGAAGTGATTTAAGACCTGTGGCACCAGTTTCCCCCCTAGGTCCTGGTATTCCCTGGTCGCCTTTTTCACCTTTAGTACCCATGGAACTTACGCTGAACAACTCCGTTACAGACTTATCAGAATATGTTATAAGTGTTCGTGTCCATAAAAATTGACCTGTATTTACGCTCGGCATATCTTTTAACCACGTACCCGTTGGTTTGACTGTTCCACTGACCCCAGCTTGATATGTCACCTCTGATTTTTCGACAGACACTACTGAATCAACCTTATCATTGATATCTTTGATGGTATCTTCTACGCTCGCGCCTGTGCTTGAAAAATTCATACTTTCGGCTGATATTTCAAGCTTATATCTACCTGATGAATCTTTGTAGAATCTCAGATAATTATTGCCGTCACCGAATGCGAGCTGTCCATCTTTACCAAGATATATACCTCTTGTAGTATTAAGTGCCGATTCCTTTACACCTGAATATATAGCTTCGTCAGTTATGTTAAAACCAGCAATGGTAGCATCAAACGCAACCAAATCATCCACTGCGATCTTTGTAGCTGTGATTGACTTAGCACGAATAATACTACCATTTAAGCTGTTATATTCAGTTTGTTCTGCTTCAACACCCATACCATCAGTGTTAAGCTTGTAATAAAGACCATCATTACCCTTTATCACCAATTTTTCAGCAACAATGGTATTTCCCTCTATCAAATCACCTTTTATGGTAACACCTATAAGTTCTCCGGTTATCTGCTGGTCACCAACAACGACATTCTTTATAAGACCGGAATGAGCATAGAAATATTCCATTGCTGCTTTTCCGATATTTGAAAAGTCTATGTTGGCATATTTAATATCTGCTGTCTCTGATTTTAAATAATTATTATATATATTCTGTAACTCATTGTTAATAGATACAATCGTTTCTGCCTGTACTGTATTAGTCTTAACCCATTCTGCATCAACTTTCTTAGCTATAAGATCCTTTGCCAATATCAAATCAGAATATATTCTCTCATTCTGCTGTGTTGTCGGCCCTTTAAAGTCAACTTCCTGCTCTGTCTGTGTCTTGCCATAAGATGTTATAGTCATCGTAAGACCACCATCATATTCCTGCTGGATGTTCATCACAGGCACCTTGTAGGTATCTTCACCATCTTCCACAGTAATCATATCCCACGGATCCAGTCGAACATCTCCTAATGTCTTAACAGATGCACCTCTGTAACTGAAACCACTAAGCTTCTTAAAGATATTATCAAGCCTGTCCTGTGTCATAAATGGATTATCAAATGTAACACCAAGTATTCCACCGCCAGATGTTAAAGTTGTAGAGTTATCAACATTACATGATAACTTTTCCAGATTATAATTGCTTTCATCTTTCTCAAAGCTCACTATCCTTGTCACATCCAGCTTATAATCCACATCTAAATACCACTTAATAACAATAGTTCCTGTTCTATCAACACATGCAAAGCCACCTGCCATAGAAGCGATATATCCTATCATTTCCCTGTATGTATATCCCGCAGGCTTTGTTGATATCATTATCGAAGAATCTATATTACTTACATCCACAGGAACACCACAGTCGGTGCTTATCTCATTCAGAACTGATACAGCACTTGCAGGATATGTAAGATTCGATACATATAGCCCTGTTGTTTTCATCATTCTGTCATAAGCTGTAAATGTTGTAATTGCCTGGTCATTTGTTGGATGTTCAGCAGTAAAAAAGCCAACTGGAATATACTCATACTTTCCACTTGGCAGCTTCAATCCTATCTCTATCGGTATCTCTGTATTCTCAAACAGCTCATCTATTCTCTTAATACTAAGTTCAATCTTTGCCGATACTGCAGATCCTAACTGCAGGTATTCTTCACTACTGCTTGAAGTTTCATAGCTAAGCTTCTTAAAGTTAGCATATATCCACTTATCATTTATCTTAAGTCTGACTTTGAATGTTCTTGACGGACTTCTTATCATCGTTTTAAATGCATCTGTTACATTGTTATACATAGGCTATTCTCCTATCATTCACACTCTGCTATAAGCACCTTTAAATTCTTTGCAATAGCATAATTAAGCTTTACAGGAAAATGTCCGTTAATCCCCTGTAACTCTACTGCCTTGTTTCTTATATCACTAACCTTTAATGTCTGTTTCATATGCTCTCCTTACTGCTGAATAATCGACACACTTGCACTTCTGTAATAGAAAATACCATCATCAAGCTCCCCTATTACTTCCTTGCTTAGTGTACCTCTGTAACTTGTTATTGTTATATCCTGTCCATCATCATGAAATGTTATTGGGAAGAATCCGGCAACAAGCTTACTCTTAATAAGAACCAGCTCATCTTCCTGAAGAACTCCCCAGGATATAGATAAGGTCTTCTTTTCAGCAACTACATCACCTAACATTGTTCCGTCAAGTGCTCGTCCTGTTGAAGAAGACCATATAATCTCATCATCCACTTTGATGGACACAGGAGCTGGAAGCTCCTGATTGTCACATCTTAGTATCAATTCATCACATCCTTGTTAAGTTATAATCTCACATTTTCCTGTCTGCTTTGTATGCTCGTTAATCTTATCAACTACATACTTCTTAAGGCTCTTTCCATCTAACTGTATATCAAGATCTAATGCTTCCAGTATCTTAAGGATCTGCTTAAGAATACTTATAGCTTCAGCTAACAGTTCAGCACTGGATGCCATAGCTGCTGCCTTCTGTGCCATATCGATAAGCTTATCCTCTGGTGCTACAACTTCTCCCTGGTGTTTATTATCACCAATCATTGCAAGCTGTGGAGTGTTTGGCTTTACATATCCACCTTCTGCAAGGTATGGGATACTACCAAATCCAACTTCCGGTAAATCAAACCCGAAATGGTCACCACCTATAACCGGTACCCAATCAGGTACATCAAAGCTTAAAGCATTCACCCTGCGGACTATCCAGTTAATACCACTTTCTAATCCATCAAGCATACCATTTATAAGTCCGATTACCATATTAATAGGTCCTTTGGCTATGTCTGCAATTAAAG